CCGGTGCCAACTGCGTTGATTGGGCCGTTAGCGGCAGGAACAACGAGTGGGCGGTTTGAAGAATCAACTGCTGCAGAGTAAGAACGCCAAGCGGCGTGGGTGCATCACGAAGTGAGTTGGGTTTGACGAACGCGTTTGTCTGAATCTGTTGAATCGCATCTGCGCAGCTTCGGATAAAGAAGTGCAACTGTTGGAGCAGTTGAGGTGAAGGTGACTGCGTTTCCACCTGCACGCACGAAGACCTTCGATCTGGCCTGCTGCTGCCTGTTCCATTGAGGATTTGTGAATCAAGCGTTGTGTGCCATGACGTGAATCAAGTCAGCGGCTAACGAATGCATCAATGCCTGTTCCGCGCTCGAGTAGCCTGACGAGATAATATCCTGCTGGCCTGCGAATGGTGCGGACATTGATTGTTAGCAATGTGTCATCAACATCTGTTTCTGATACTGCATCGTTCTGTGTGACCTGAACTGGCTGTTGAATGAACCTGTCGTCATGCGAGCTGATGTTTAGTGTCATTCCAGATGGTGGAAGTGTCAGTCTTGTTTGTTCGCGAAGTCTGCGAATGGGCGACCTGCGCGAGCATATGGTGCTGCGAGGTCGACGAGGTACTGTGGGAATTACAAGACCTTCAAATTGTGCAGTTCCGACATCGCGGCGCTCAGATTTCCTCTTCACGCACGTATGAGCGTGCAAGGCGCTCCTGTGCTGAGATAGTCTGACTTGAACTGTGCATTGTAAGCATCCTTGAAGAATGATGCATCTGGACTCTGCGTGAGTAGGTGCGTGATTCGGCGTGTAACTGTTGTAACCGCCGACTCGTGGTGTTGCAACTGATGCAACGCGCTGAACGAGTCTCTGTCGGCCTTCGCGTCTGCATGCTGCCTGTGCAGTTAGCTTTTCAATTTTTTCAATCGAGTGAGCGTGATTCAGCGACGAGAGCATCAACCTTCTCGGTTTCCTCAGCAGTAAGATCGGTGCGATCCTCTGCGGCGACTGCCTCAAGAACTGCATCCATTTCTGCCTTCACTGCATCACGGCGCTCGACTACTTTGTCAAGATATGACATTGAGTTTTGCTCCTTGTGAGTTTGTGGTTTTGGAAGTGAGGTGGTGGCGATGATGTCTCACGGCGCATTGAGGGTGAGAGTCTCGCTCCGACTTCGATCTGCTCAGATTGCTGACAGAAATTTATTTTGTGTTGTTGATCTATTGCTTTGGCTAGGCGAAGAGAAATCTTTGCGACCTTCTTCTTCAGTTGCTTCAGGTAGTGGATCAATGTAGCGAAGTTCGCTCATCTTATGACCGACCAAGTTTCGTTGGATCGCATCCATCACGGAACTCTTCATAGACACGAATGAGAACCGCAGGGTCATCTTCTTCGGCAGTGATGGTGAACTCTGTGCCTGGGATGTCAAGCACGCCTTCTTCCACTACATCTGTTCAATGCGACCGCGTGCAGTTCCGCCGATGAATCCCATTGAACGAAATCGCCCACATTTCACGCGCTGATCTTCTTCCATTTCAGGCACTATCCAAGCAATGTTTCAAGCATTGACTTGCCTTCTCCCAGATATTCATAAGATTCGTCAACTCTTGTCCAAGAATAGCCTGAAGTACAATCAGACTTCTCCGGTAACTTCACGGCCTTCTTTGATTGCTTAAATTGCTTGCTTGATATGCTTCGCGTGCCTCAACACGTTGTTGTTGGATAAGCAGGATATGTGACAACTGAAACATCGCCATCGGCAAGTGAAACTTCGGTGAGAACTCGGCGGCTTCTGTCGTCATGTCCACTTTTGACGAATGACGCGGAATGCGAAATGACATTTGATCAACATCGCCGCGCTCAACAAGTTCGTAAATGTCGCGGCCTTCTTGATGTGTCTGCAAGCTCTGCATCGATAGTACAAGACCGCGCTCATCTTCATGTCAAAGTCTAAGTGTGCCATTCTTTGTGCGAGCTAGTGGCAAACCTTCATGATTGATAAGCAGGCGCACATCGGGCGTTTCACTCAATGTCTTGCGAAAGCGCCAGGTGCGATGCTCTCCTTGAAAGGTAAGGGGAACGCTTGAATCATTAAACACAGCGGCATAACCTGGAAGGCGCATGGTGCCATCTTCGGCTACGTGCTTCAACATCTCGCACCAGTGAAAGTGCGGCGTTCAATTTTCTTTCATTTTGCTCCTTGAATCGGCTTCGGCATCGAGGGCATCAATCTTGCGTTGCGCCCAATTTTGCGCTCTGTCACTGAAAAGTTGGAATCTCCACCCCATACAACCAAGCAACAAGACCTGCGCCTGGATACTGTGGATCAGATCGATCGCTGTTCTTTGGTGCTTGGCCGTCAACCTTGATGACGAGCGAACCAAGGTGCCATCTTGCGAACTTTGTTTTCGGTGATTCGACCTGCTGCCATTTCGCGTGCTTCGCGCTTTGTGGCATCGGTCAAACCATCGCCCCCAAAACCTTCTTCAAGATATTTCAAGACCTGCGTTGCAGCGTTTTCACGGATGAAAGTGAGGAACGCTCAAATCTACTTGGCGAACTTCTCCGCCTGGCTCCATGCCTTCTTAGATTGACACGGCAACCATCTGAGTCAATGGCGCTCTTGCTTGTTCATCGTGGCAACCGATTGATTCTGTATGAACCGCCGTCAGCATCTTCCTTGAACGGTCGCCCAACCTTGAACAGTCGCGTTGTTCGTCTGAATGATGAAATAGGGCATCGGCTTATCCTTAGATCAGAGGCAGGACTTCTGCTATCGTCATTCGATGTACGGAAAAGTCAATGCGCGATATGGCATTGGCTTTTATTCCTTTGAGGCTTGCCTGCGCCATCGCCTGCGCGATGATGCTGGCCGACCTGCAGGAACTTCAACTCGTTGGAATCTTCGGTTGAACATGGTGTTGGCGAACCGCTTTGACTAATTGTGATTTCAGGAGTCGGCGGTGTCGGCGGCGTTGGGATTGCGTTCGCCTCTGCGACCAATGAACCGAATGCGAGGCATGTTGCAGGTTGCAGGAAGGTTGTTGCTACTGGCCGCTGTCGTAGCAGTCACTTCCCCAAGAGGTGCAGCTGGCCGACCACAAGGTTATCGACTCCGAGCAGTTGCGCTTGCAACTAATAGAACCGAGAGTGTGCATGCTGCCGCTGGCAAACGGTGATTGCCGAAAGCAAGTCAACATCAAGTTGCCCGGTGCTCAAGAATCAAGCCTGCGCCATATTAGCCCGCTGAGTCTGAGCGATGCAGTCAGAGAGCCGCTAGGGATGGCGTAAGTGTCGCCAGCGGTGTAGGCAGTTGCCAGAACGCCCCCACTAAACAGGAAGTTGCCGACAGTAGCATTATCCCAAGCCGTGAAGAAAGTCGCATCCTTCGCTGACCCGCAATGTTTGTCCAAGTAGACGTCCGCATCGCTGAAGCTAAGCCAGCCGAAGCCGCACGCTGAGTGAAGCGCAGATTTGACGAGTTGTTTCGGTCGCGGGGTTCGCCTGTGCCATTTGCCCCAGTGAGTCGCCGATGTGAAGTTTGACGTACACATTGGCTGCTGAATAAGCGGTGGCGTTGCCCAACTGCATTGAGAAACTTGTTTGCAAGATATGAAACTTAGACCTGTCGCCATTATTCATCCCCCTCAACAAACTCTTCAATGACTTCAACAATGAGGTTGTTCTCATCGCGGATAATCTTCTTGCGAACACGAGTGCGTTCAATTGTGTTTGTGCACATTGACAGTTGGAGCATCAACGCTCACATTTGGCGCTGCAACATCAACCTGTGGTGAATCAAGCATGACCATCGCAGGTTCAATCGTGACATTTGGAGCTGCAACATTGACAGTAGGTTCAGGAACCTGAAGAACCATATGTGGCTGCTCATCGTACTTCTGCGAACATCGTATGCGCTCCAGGGTCAAGTGGGTCAATCTGTGCAATTGGTTGCAATGTGACTTGAAGGAACTCCTGTGTGTGCCATAGGTGGCAATCCAATCAGCTCAATACTTCTTCAGGATCGTAAGCCGACTTGAACAAGTTGGCGTCAACGACTCCGGCACGCAACTTCAGACCCACATCCTTCGCATCGCCTGCATCAATGTTTTGCAATGGAACGCGGTAATTATCGCCATCGGCAAGTGGTGCCATATCTTCCATCGCAGTGAACATCATTGAGGCTCAAGAAACCTTCACGCAAGCCCTTCGTATAGGCTTCATAACGCTCAAGTGTTGTTCCGCGTAGGCAGAAGCATCAAGATTGAACTTAATAAAGCCATCGATTCAGGAAAGTGAGCTGAATGCTTGCTTGAGCGCTCAAGCAATGGGCGCAAGTGAATGCTGAACAAATGAAAGATTCTGTGCTTCAACTGATGCAAATGACATCGCACCTGGTAATGGGACCACCAACAGACTGATCGAACACGGAAAAGGCGTGCAATATCTTCAACATTGAATCGGCGTGTATCTAACAACTGTGCATCTTGAGCGTTTCAAGGTGCAATGGCTTAAATGAAGCGCCACCTGAAAGCACACCGATTCGTCCTGCACGATATGGGCCTGTGTGTGTGATGTTCCAATCACGACCAATATCTTGTGCCTGGTCTTCTGCCAGTTCGCCCGGTATTTCAATGACACCGCCTGGGTTCGGCCGCATTGCCAAAGTATGAAGCAGCGTAAGTATCGGCTGCCATTGCTGCTCCGATCGTTAGGCGAGCAGCAGCGATTGGGCCGAGCCCATAGTGCGACGCCAGGAAGTCTGAACAATGGAATATGAAGCATTTCATTCTTGGTAAGAATTTGAGATATATGCACCCTGCTCATCGCGTGTCTGAACTTCGTACACAAGGGGTTCATTTGGGCGCCAGACGCGCTAATACGGACGTCATCAGGGTTGAGGCAATAAACTTCCACAACCTCGTTGTTGTCATCGCGTACAGTCAGGATAAAGGCATTTCCGTGGATGTTCAGGGATGAAATAACCTGCTCATAAAATTCAATTCGTGATGTTTCAGGGTTGGGAACTTATTCACCCAATATGGAGTCTCACCATATGCTGCTGCATAGGAAATGCGAGCGCGACCACGGCGAACATATGCGCCATGTGGAAGTGAGCTGATTGTGTCACCGAGAAGGCGCACGCAGGCATAAACTGTTGACATTCTGAATTGCAGCTGTCTGCGTTGACATCAATTCCTGATGGTGCCATGTATGCAGGGCGGCCAGGGATCAATGGTTCAACCCATTGACTATTGTTGGCTCGTTTCTCTCCTGCTCCGCGCAGTCCTTCGCTCAAACTCATTTGTCTACCTTTCTCCGTTGCCCATACTAGAACACGCGCGCAAACTATCAAAGCGACAGGCTGCAGAGAAGCATCCAAAGCCCACAGTTACCAAAGCAACTTCAGATGACGCAACGACGATGAGGCATAATCAATCTTCTGATTCATTGTCTCCTTAGACTTGGATGGAAAAACAGCGCGGCGGTGGTGGCTTTTGGTGGCGCGGGTTGGGTGGCTCTGTCATAACCAAAGATTGAAGCAACGGCGGCATCCACCTTCCGACTAGACCTGCCTTTGCAACCATTACGCCTCGTGATGATTGTTTCGTGACACAGTTCGGCGATATGGCGAGCAAGGCGTTCATCCCCATCGTGAGTGAACGATTGATTGACGACGACTTCGTAGAATTTTTGGTGTTGCAGGAACCATTCGCTCTGCGCTGTTGGGTAGGCGAGAACGGGAGTCCTTCTTCATCAAGAACCATAAAGGTTCGGTTCCATCTGGCAGGGTCGAAAACAATCTCGCGCACATCAAATCGAGTATCTCGTGCAAATGAAATGATTGTTTGTTCGACTTCGGCAATTGGTACATACCATCCTTGTTCAGCATCTTCGGGTTTTTCCCATAACCCAACAACGCTCAAGTGTGGCTTTTCACCGCCGAGTGACCAAGCAACGAGTGCAGTTGAGTCATTGGAGAATGAACCATCAAATGCAAGGACAACTTCTTCGCCAGGTATTGGAACTCTCTGTTATATCTGCTAATGCTTCCCATGAACCTGTTGGCAACCACGCCACAGATGTGCTGACAAAGCAATTGATGCGCTTGGTTCTAAATTCAGCTTCAGGTGTTCGCAGAACTGCGCTTCTCAAAATCGCTTCATAGACAATATCGCCCAAGCCGGGATTTGCTTCTGACCAAAGATTTTTGTCGCGGTGATCGCCTTCAGGCTTTTGCGGTTCCCACCATGCAAAGAAAAATGATTTGTCTTGAACTTCATCTTTGACGATTCGTTGCCCATATTGATAAAGCGAATAACAAAGTGAATCCTGACCATTGGCATTGAGTTTTCACACCTGCCGTTGTAATTCCAAAGAGCAATGAATCAGCTCGTGCGCCACCTGCAAGTGATAGTGTGTTCCATAAATCCCAACTTGGCTGCGCGTGAACCTCGTCAAAGATGACAAGTGGTGAAGGGTTCAAACCTTCTTTTGTGTAAGCCTCTGCCGAAAGCACTCGATAAACAGATAGCCTTCTCCTTGAACTCAATGGCATCGCGGTAAAGAGTGAACATGGATGAGAGTTCTTGATCTAACTCAATCATGCGCTTCGCGGTGCCAAATACAATTCGCGCTTGATCGCGGTCGCTGCGCATGAATAGATTTCTGAACCATTGCCACCAACAGTCAAACCTGCAAGACCCATTGATGCTGCCAATGCAGACTTGCCATTCTTGCGTGCCATCCCAACAAGGGCGGTGCGATGACGAAATCTTCCATCTTCACGGCGAGCAAGTGCATGACGAAGCAACTCGCGCTGCCACGGGCGAAGCGATAGCAGTTTGCCCGCAGGCGATGCGACTGAATCTTTTGTTACTCGACAAACAGCTTCGGCAAAGTCTGCATACAAGTCACCGTCACCGCGAAGTTGTTCATCAAGTGGAACTTCAGTCAACCATCGCTGGCGGCCAAGACTTCTCAGACATTACGCTTTTGCGAAAGTAGCTCGTCTAACTGTCGCGAACCTTAACTTCTGCAACCCCCAACTTGCTTCGATCAGAAGGTGTCAAACCTAAGACTGACAGAAGTTTCAAAATCTCATTCTCTGTTGTGCTAATCATTCCGACAAGCGGGTTTGCATACGCATACCCTTTGTCTGTAAAAGGACATAATCAGTTTCTTTCAACTTTTCAACAAGTTGAGTTTTGCGATCAAACTTTTCGCATAAGTTCAATCAAGGCGATGCCATCTGAGTTTGCAATCCACGGTGCCATTGCACGAATATCTAACCAAAGTTTTTTTGCGCCCTTTGAAAGCTGCGCAGGTGGCTTGTCATCAATGCGTGGAAGCGCGATTACATTGCTCACATCAGGCAGTTTGCGCTTGCCTGGGTTTCCCAACGCACGCTTGAGTTCAGTTGGTTTCGGTGCTGGCCCTGTCATATTTTTTGTGCCTTCATATAAATTAAACGCCCCCTATGATAAATTGCGGTTCTATGCAAAGCGGAGC